CCCGGTTTCCCGGGGGTCAGCTGGATTAAGATCCAGTTCCATTTTGGTACCTTGGAGGTCACGCGTTGCGGCGTGTGGCACCGTAGTAGTTCCGCTTCTGCGGAAGAAGGAGTAGCTGATGGCTATCTATGTAAGCGAAGGTCCTCGCGAGACAGTTTTGACGGAGGATCTGTATTTAAACAGTTCTTATGTCTCTACTAATGCACTAACGTGCTACGCGAAGGGCGCCAACGTTTACGGCGAAAACACCGTCGGCTACTGGCGTGCGAAGAAGAACGGCGAGTTATTGCCGTTCACCACATGGTACCAGTCGGAAGCTCAAGAATTTGAGTATACGGCTGGTGACATTTACACTCAATGGGTTAGTGCACCTCACATCCGAGCGGATGTTCCTGGTGCCTTATTTCCCAACGAGTTGGCAACTTCGTACGAACCGCCCGCTCCTAACACCGATGGCGTGGAATATATGCTTCAATCCGCTGCTTCGGACATTTATGCCGAGGGATGGGATGCTCTTACCTTCGCGGTAGAGCTTCCTAAAACCGGTAAAATGATCGAAAACTTCGGAAAGAAGGCGTATAACCTCGCTCGGGGTCTCTCGCGTAAGCGAGTTCTCGATATGTGGCTGGAAGGACGTTACGGATGGCGTACGCTTGCGTACGACGTTCGTGATATCCACCATGCTATGACCGAGATGGAGCAACGTAGGGATATCTATACTGAAAGGAAAGGCTTTAAAAGGCCAATCTCTGACAGTTCCTACGTTGTGCATACTGACGATAACTTCACGTATCATGTTCACTCTAGCCTAACGGCTGAGCAATCTGTGCGTGGAAGTATTGCTGCGAAATTTGATGCAGCTCGTATTCGGACTAACGTTATAGAGACTGCTTGGGAACTTGTTCCCTTCAGTTTCGTGTTAGACTGGGTTTACGATGTCGGTACTGCAATTCGGGCCGCTTCTCTCGGGATAATGGCTGAAAAGTACTATGCTGCGGTGGGTTTTAAACAAACCTACACGTTTCATCAGTACGTTCAATTTATCAGCAATTCGGCTAACCGAACGGCTGGTAGAGCTTCCGGGTCCAGAACTTGGACCGGGGAGGTCACATCCCGAATACCTACTACACTTTCCTATAAACCGCAGGTGACAAACCGTCTCTTGACGCCAGATCTAGCTTTAGATCTAACAGCGTTAAGTCGTGTGCGTCGCCAGATATCATCAAGGAGATGATTATATGGCAGCTATGTCAACCGCGCTTACCCAGTTTAACGACCGGGATAACGAGCGCACCTACTTCACTTCTGGTCATACGACCGCGAAGCCGAAGATGGTGGCAGTACGTCGTCGGATACCTTCAAATGGTACCGGCGTCCAAGAAACAACTTTGGTAGTGTATCATGCTACCACTGATGTGGACGGAAACGTGCTGTCGCAGAAAGTAGCGATGGAAGTCAAGATCAAAGACCCGATTCTGGGTACTTCGACCGATCGTGACGCAGTTCTCGTGATTTTGCGAGACATCGTAGCCTCCGACGAGTTTACCTCGTTGGTTGCAACTTCCGCCTATCCGGCCTAATCTTATGATTAGGCTGTATGTCTACTCGAGTCTATTAGCGGTATGTATAATAGTCGGATTTAATCCGATGTATATTTTACCAGCTATTTACTCTTTAGACACTATAGTAACGGAAGTAAAGTAAATCCGCCCGTTTGGGCTTAACTTTAACGATACAGGAGATCCGTATGGATACCCAAATGTCTGCGTTCGATGTTTGTCGAGCCTACATCGCTGACAATGCCAACGTTATTACGAATGAAGAGTACATCATCCTGCTTGGAGCGATCCGAGCAAGAGATTGGAACTCCGTAATACGTAAAAGTGCTGAAATGGAGGGAGATAGCATTACCCTCTGTCGACGTAAAGCCTTTCGTCAGATCGGCGCGTTCTTTAAGAAGAACGTTGCCTTCCGCAATGCTGGCTATTGTGAAACAGAAGCAAACCTCGCTTTTAAGCGAGGGGAGCGACTATGCACGATTACCAACAAACGTCTAGATCATTTTTATACGCATCGCGATCGTCTCGATCCCGATATGCGTTTAATGATTCGACGTGCGGAACACTACATTCGTAGTGTCCTTGGCGACTTTAAGTCGTTTCAATCAGAGATTCCTTTCCGATTGAAAATCACCGCTGGCGCAACAGTACTGCACAAACGAGAAGACAGCATACCGGCCCTGCGTTTTCGCAGGACGGTAGATGTCGGACCAAGGGCTGAGGCGTATGTTAAGACGGCGTACCAGTTTTTCGGGTACCCTGTCCCACGCACACGTATTGTCCCTTGGAATCGTTTGACTACAGTGCCTAAGAATTGTAGAACGGACAGGATGATAGCGTGCGAGCCAGTCGGGAATATTCCCTTCCAGCTTGCATTCGACTCATACTGCAAAGATCGGCTCCGCTTACGCGGAATCGATCTCCGTTCTCAAACTAGAAATCAGACCCTCGCACGCCAAGGAAGTATCGACGGTACATACAGTACTATAGATCTTTCGATGGCAAGCGACACTATGGCGTTCAATACCGTCGCATGGCTTTTACCAAAGCCGTGGTTCGATTACTTGAACGATCTTCGGTGCACTCATTACTCGTTAAACGGAGAAAACCCCGATAACGGTAATTGCCTGGTAACAGGCAAGTATGCTAAGTTTTCCTCTATGGGAAATGGAGCTACTTTTGCACTTGAGACTCTGATTTTCTCTAGTCTAGCGTATGCTGCTGGTTCGCGCGATCTGTGTTGTTATGG